AGTGCCATCATCAGCCTCTGCCTCTAGTATCATATCTGCTAGATCAGTAGCTGTAACTTTAGAACAATAAAGCTCTCTGTATACAACCAGTTGCTCACTTGGTGATACAGCGAACCAGAGTACTCCAGTGTAGGAACCGTAACCATAGTCGCAAGCTCTAAACTTAGCCCATCCATTAGGGATTTCGATAGGTTCCACAACGTGTATGTTTCTGTTGAACTCAGGAAATGCTGCCCCTTCATTTATATCCCAGTTACCATCTAGTAACTGCTTTCTTTGGTGTTCAGGCAATGATAGTAGCATTGCTTCGTAGTCACCACTGTCTGCTAGGTATGGGTTGTCAAACAAACTAGCAGGTATGAACCTACGCCTAAACAAGGGTTCACCTTCACGGCTATGCCCTTTAGGAAATCTTATCGTATCTCCTGTTTCAATATTTGTTGCCCAGAAAGGCTCATTTGAAGGACTAGGATCAATAAACATTTTCTTGACCCACTGATGTCCGTTGCCGCCCGGGTTTGTTGTAGCTCTCATGTACAAACCTAGCTGAGAACTAAACGCTGAACGAAGTCGTGACCTCATGTAATCCCAAGCGTAGGGTGTAGGCCACTGTGTTAATTCGTCAAAGCCGATCCAGTTAAACGCTTGACCTTGGTATCGTGTTACGTCCATGTCTTTGTCGAGGTATGACATCCATAGTCTACCACCTCTAGGTGCAATCCACTGTGACTTACGTTCTGACCACTTGATACCAGGAACTGCTTTAGGATAAAGTTCTTGACTCTTCTGTATAAGTTCCCTAAGTTCTTCTGTAGTATGACGAACTAGTAGCCCACTAAAGTTTGGATCGTTCAAACCGTGAAGTGGGTCAGCAAGCATCGCAAAGCTCTTACCACCACCTGCTGCCCCACCGTACAAAACTTCCCTTTCAGATGCGGAGAGGAAGTTTGTCTGTGGTCCTGGGTTTGGTTTAAACACTACATCCTGTGCAATGTCAACGTCAAACTCAGGCGCTTTTACTTCGGCTGCTACAACTTGAGGTTCAGGCTGTTGCTGCGTTGGGCTTGGTTGCGTAGGCTCCGATACATTCTTCTTCGAGTTTTTGGATCTCTTGTAACGTCTCTTCGAGCCTTTTGGCAAGCTTCCGTTTAATTGTAGCTGCTTTCTTACGTTTACGCTCAATGTCTACTCTTTTCTTTAGCCCTGTATCAGATATGTATCTACCTGTTTGTTTTGTTAGCCACAGTGCTACTTCTCTATAAGAGTACTGCATAAGGTGTTTCTTTGCAAGTTCTAATGCTTCTAGCTCTGTAACTATGGGCTGAAGTATCTTGTCATTGTCAGGGTGCACTTCGTAACCAAACGGTATTGTTCTAGTTACTCTGGCAATTATGTGCCACTCTCTTTCTGCACCCTTGTGTGGTTTTGGTAGTTCCCAGTATCCCAGGGATTCACGTTGTCTGCTTATTCGTTTGTTCCTTCTTTCGATGGTAGTATGAATACGCCACCAGTACTTGATCCTACGTCAATCTTATCTACTTTACCAAGCCCTGCTCTGTCAAGCAAGTCTTTAGCTGCTGACATCTTGTCTCGTATGCCTAGCTCTGTTGGATCATACAAAGCACCTACCATAGCCATTGCAGCTTTGGGTGCTGTACGTGCAAAGTAGCTACGTGTACGATCACCAATCTCGTCTTTCAATGATTCAACAATGGCGGTAGTACTAGACTGTTCACCATACCCTGCTAGTTTCTTAGCTTGTACAACATCTCCACCTGCCTCGTCAAATAAGACATCTAGGAACTTCTGTTGTTTTTCTGTTAGGTTTCTTGCCATTATGCCACCATGTAAATTACAAATCCAAATATACCAAACCCTGCAGTTAAAAGCAAACCTGTTACGCCCCAAGTTATAATAGCTTCTTGTATCTCTGCTTTGCGGTACTCTTGCTCTTTCTTCTTCTTACGTATTCTACCTTCAGTTGCTACAAGTTCATCCCAGGCAGACGGACCCATACTGAAACTAATCCAATCTTTTAGCTCCTGTCGCATAGCTTCAGCTTTTCTTTTAGCTGTAAATATCTCTAAAGCTTCTGCTTCAACAGAACCTCCATTAAGTGCTTTCCACCAAGGAGGGTTCTTATTTTTTTGTTCAGCATAGGACAAGTCACTCATAGCACTCGCCCATTGGGTCAACTGTCCTGACATATCTTGTAGGTCTTTACCTACCTGAAAGCCTTTCTTCAACGCATTGAAAGCTACGGTTGCACCACCGATGATTGTTACTGGGTCCACGAGCCTCCTCCAAAAGTACTCCTACCATCATTAAAAGCATCACCTGTTTATTCATCAGAGTGCTTTACCTGTTAGTATGGCCCTTTCTATGTCGTATCTGCCAATACCTAAGTCTCTTAGCTCTCTGTCAGTCATTTGGTAAAGTTGCATACGTGCAATCTTACGCCTAGCTGACTCTGCTCTTGCTTCTACTAGTCTATTAAATATTCGTTTAAACATTATGTATATTCTCCTATGTTAGCCCTACCTTTTAGGACGTACATATAGTTATACATAAATGCTGTTAGGTTAGTAGCGACATTACGGAATAGCCGCTATGACCTATTTGGATTGTAGAACTCTTTACCTGATAGAAATACTTCTAAGTTACTACTACTACTGTCAAACGCTGTTATCTTATCACCTGCATGTAAGTATATTCTGTCTGACGTTATGACGTTGTATACATCTTTACCTGTTATAGCTTTATCATTTAAGATGTGATGATACGTAGTTGTGTCTGCGTGATACCACTGTATGCTAATGTTGTGGTTAGCTGAGTCACCATTCGTAATATGCAAGAAGTCTATTTCTGCATCAAAGTTATTAGGACACGTATATACAACATCAGAACTCGCACCACCTGAAGTAGCAGTAACTGTCAAACCTTTTGTGACAGTGTTGTAGTTACGTTCCGCTACCACTTACTTACTGCCTTTTACCTTTTTTACTAGCTTAGTTGTCCAAGCTTCGTTCTCTGGCGTATCTGGGTCATCTTTGATGTAGTGACCCTTTTCGTTACGAGCACGTACCTGTACCTCTTCCATCTCTTCTTCTGGCTCTGGAGTTGGTTCAGCTTTTTTTGGTGCTGCTTTCTTTTTCTTCTTAGCAGGTTTAGCTTCTGCCTGTCTGCACAACTCTGTTACGTTAGGATCTTTGCATTGCACATTGCCGTAGGCATCTTCTGCTGCTGCTTGGTTTCCCATAGAGTCACGAACACAACCGCTTTCTTCTACGGTGTATCCGTTAGCTTCTAAGACATCTCTATATTGTTCATAAAATTTTGCCACGTTACTTACTCTTCTTTATTGGACGTTCTGCAGGATTAGATGCACCACAAGCTACACCACCGTGTGCCATACCCACTTTCTTTTTAGCCATACCACCATACATCATACCCATGCCTTTCATGTCTTTTTTCTTAGACATACCGCCATACATATAACCCATCTTCTTGGCTACATCTGGTGCTGCTTTCTTCAAAGCTTTCATTCCTTCATTCATTGGCTTATTTCCCATCATTCCACCTTTGTTCATTTTTTTACTGTTGTGATACCCTGTTCCTCCACAATGTGAGCAACCCTTACCTTTACACTTAGGACACATTACCTTCATGTTCTATACTTCCTCACTTTTTTTGCAACTTTCTTAGGTTGAGATACATGCTGCTTACCTGACGCCTTGCCTTTTCGTTTAGCTCTGGTTGTAGCTGCATACTCACTGCTGCTAAGAGACTTAATAGCCTTAGCAGGGAGGTAACGTTCACCAGTAGCATTAGGGCCTTGCGTGGAAGGTTTGCCACTTTTAGTCCTCCACTTCTGATCGCCCCACTTCTTTAATGACTTCTGAGGTGCTCTCAACTTATCTACCTTCGCAAGTTATAGCGCCACAATCACAGGTACTGCAGTTGCACTTTCTTGCTTTTACTGCACACCACATACGTCTTACGTATCTGATCACGATTTATATCCTCCACCTTTGGCTTTGTATTGTTTGGCAAGCATCTGCGCTTTACGTGCTGACCATTGTCCAGGGCTTCCACCTTTACCACCTGCTTTGATCTGGTTAAATAAGTTCTTACGCATAGTCGGTTTGGTGTAGTTACCTGCAGCATTTACTGTGCTCTTCGCTTTCTTTACCATGCTCTACAACTCCAGTATCTTGCAGTAAACTTGTCCGTTGCTGTATCACAATTGTGTCTAGCCCTGAAGCTCTTACGTCTTTCAGGGTTATCTTTCTTGATACTCATATTAGGATCACCGAAACGAACTACCTTTACCTGCTCACCCTTCTTAGCTAACACGGCTGACTTCTTAGCGGCTCCTGGTGTTCGCTTCGGTTTGTTGTACCCTGGGTAAGTTTCACCACGGTACTTTAACTTTCCGCTAGGTAAACGTTCTACATCTTTAGTTGTTGCCATTAGTCTTTGCTTTTTTAAGAGCGGCTCTAGCATTTTTAAGTTTTTTAGCTTCTATCTTATCCATAAGCTCCCACCCATCAAATAATTTAGATACTGCAGCCATTTCCATTGCACCTAAAGATTCTAAAGTAGCAAGGTTTTTATATGTAGGATTTTTTCTAAATCTATTAAAGGCACTCTCTAGTTGTTTTTGAATGTCTTTTTTAGTACCAAACTGTGTTGCGCCAGTAGAAGTTTTATAAGGTATTTTCTTTTTTGTCTGAGCAGCTTTTTTATTTGCTGCTGCTGTTTTACTAGTTGTCTTTTTTGGTTTTGCCATCTTAATTAATCCCTTGGGTCCATCATATCCATGTGGTCACGGTTCATAAACTTCATAGTGTTTTCCAACAAAGCTAATCTCTGTTGTAGGGCAGTGATAGCGCCTATCGTTTTAGTTAGGCTTTCTGTTTCTTCCCACAGTTCATCTATCTCAGCAAACGCACCATCGATGTAATCCATGTTCTCTTGCACATCACGCTTGAGATTAATGTTATCCTCAATAGCCATACGAGAGCCTAGCTGTGATACTGTCTCTTCTAAGCTTGATATAGTAGCAGCTTGTTGTGACACCCACCACACACCACCTGCTAGTTGTGCACCCATCGCAACTACAAGTGCTATAGGTAACTTCATATTGCTATCCATACTCTCTTTCCCTGTCTGGATCTAGTACCTCATATCTAGTAAGCATACCTTCAAGATACATGGCACGTTCTACATGGTCCAGTGTGTACCACTCACCAGTACGATTATATATTGCTTCTCTTACGTAGAACACATCCGACTTTGGAATGTGGACTTTACGTATAGCACGAGCATCATTGTTAGCTAATGCATTGTAGAAGTCAGTTAATACATCTTCGGATGCATATAGTTTTACGCCTTTGTTTCGCATTGTCAAGAAAAACTTTATATAAAATACGTCAGTAATTAACTGACCAACAACAAATACGTGTGTAGACTACGAAGCATAAGTACAAACTACATAGAGGGAGGAGGAGACACGCTGTTGTTTAAACTTACAGCAGGTAATCTACACACGTAGTTACAACAGTTGTATAGTTATTATTATATTGTAACTAGTGTAAGTATAACATTAGTGTTTTAACACTGTCAAGTATAATACAAATATTAATATAGATACTTTACTATGTTAAACATTTAATGTTTAAATGACTTATGTTCAACAACTCTTATTATGTAATAACATTAATGTTTAACATGCCCTGTTGTCCCATAGTTATAGCCACAGTCAAGGGTCTGTCAACAAGTGACGTTACGTCAACTAATGAAAAAACCTCGTGTGTGTATTTGTACATATACGTATAACGTAGTACCCCACCGTGGCCCATGCCCGTACCCCTTCGATTCTGTTAAGTGTTTGATATTATTAGCTTTTCTTTAATGGTTCTTACTAGGAATAAATATTTACTACAGTTTTAACTAGTGATTTACTATATAAGCTATTGTTTTTACTGGGTTTTACTACTGATATAGCTTCAATAGTTGTACTGTGATCACAAAAAAGTATACCCGTCTCAAGTTTGTGGTCACAAATGCAACAGACGTGCATGGCTATACATACCTTTTGTGATCACAAATAAGGACAAGCATACTATCTGCACACAATCTGCAAATTCTTTTCGTTTAAAATCAATAACTTAATGCCGGAGTGCACACAATCTGCAAAAAACCTATTGCAATTCAAAAGATGTTCGGGTTAATGTAGATACATCGAAAGCGACAAGTTAGCTTGAGAGTAAGTTTAAAAACTCTTGATCCTCATACTAACAGCGTCCTAATCGACAAGTACAGTGAGAGGCTCTACACAGAATAAACAACACAACAAACGATTAACTAGAAAGAATAACTAACAGACTAACAAATAAAAGAAACAAACTTAAGACAGCTAGTATGCCTGATAGTATACTCATGATGAACGTATCTTGCCGATTTTGCTTAATTGCATGGGCTAACCTGCGAGGCCAGGACTGGTATAATTATGCCTGGCTATAGGG